TACGTCTAAACTTATTTTTCTTACCTTTGTATGTGTTAATATTTTTGTTTTGACAAGGTTATGTTGAGGGGTTGGTGCGTTGTGAAACGCGCCAATTTTTATTTCAATTCTTGTTCAATCACATCTCCGATGTCAGCATCTTTCTTCTTGATGTAAGCCACGAACAACCGCTTAATAGAGAAACGCTTCTTGATGCCGTGAATGTCGCACACATGACCATAAATGCTGTCGAACTCTATAAGCAATGCTATCGCACCGCCTATTGCTCCGCCCATCAGGCTGTTGCCTATACCGAATGGGTCCAAAATGCCTTTAGAGAGTAGTAGCCCGAAGATGATAAAGTTGATGTATTCAAGGAACTTCACAATCGTTCTGCGCAATGCGCGCGAGAGCCTGAAATCTTCCTTACGCACCTTTACACTCGCTGTAAGGCCGCTCCAAAAGTCGGTAAAGACAAGTACGATAATAAAAAGCACGAGCCACCGCAGGTCGAACAACACTTGCAGCAATTCTTCGTAAAAAGTGCCAGCAAGCATCGCTCCGCTTGTCACCAGCACAGGACTTCCTCCGCTTGTGCTTACTGTTCTCAGCATTCACCCTCCTTTCTCCTTATATATGCTTCTATCTCTCTCGCAACTTCAACTATCTCATCTGGCTTTATGTCGCCGCGAGATGCTGCTATCTTTACGCACTCAATCCTAATTTCTTGTAGTCTGTTCATTATAATCCGAGTTTTGCTTTTATCTTGTTCAATAGTTCTTTGTCCGCTGCCGTCATCACACCAGCCTTTGCAGTTGTCGCAGCCGAAATGCTTAATTCTCGCGTGCCGCCCGTGGTAAATATGGGTGTCACAACCCTTACTTCTGTCGCAGTGGAGTTCTGCTCGCGAAGCTCAAAGGCATCAAGACGTCTGTATACGTCCCACCGTAATAACCCATTACCGCCAGTCCAGGCAGGGGGAAGCCATACTTGACTGTAATTCTCGTCATTTTCGTCATTATTCGCGCCCCAATGTTTGAATCTGATAAACTTGTCATAGCCTCCATTCTGGTATATCCACATTTTGGAACTAAGTATAGTATTGGTGGGGTCTTGGTCTGAACCAGCCGAGTAAATATAATTTGTCTTTGTGCCTGACGTGCCAGTCTGTGCAGTTGGAGGATTGAGTGGCATACTCCATTTGCCCCACTTGCCATTTTGTAAATAGCGCACTGCGGTGGTGTAGTTTCCTGTGCCGTTGATTGATGCAAGAGTTGTGTTGTCAGTGTTCAATGTGATTGAACCCGTTATCGTCTGCATGACCACCTTCTTGTCAACATTGAGCACCGACATAGTCACCGTGAGTGGAATGCCAAAGCACTTGATATAATGCGTACCTTGCTCCGTACTCGCTCCCATGCCGTTTAGCTTGGTATTGAGCGCATCAAGCGTGGTAAGATTGTCTGTCACGGGGTGCAGATAGCTGCCAAGCCCACTTAGCAAGGTCTTGTCAGTGGCTGTCATCACACCTGCCTTGGCCGAGGTGGCCTTAGTGAGTACAAGTTGCTTGTTGCCACTATCAGCAAAGTTTGTGTAGTTAACAATCACATTGTCTGTAGTGCTCAGCCCTTCTGCAAGAGTGTTGTTTAGGAGGCGAGCAAACACATACTTATCCATCAGCCCGTCTTGGTTCTTGCCCACCAAATAGCATAACAATACTTGGCTGTAGTCGGTTTGTTCGGTGTCGTTGGCTGCGCCCCAGTGCTTAAATCGGAGGAACAAGTTGCGGTCAGAATGTGTGTAGGTCCACATCTTGCTACTCAACACAGTGAGAGGATTATCACTATCACCTTTCGAGTACACGTAATTCGTCGACTTGCCCGAAGCTCCGCTCTGCTTAGTGGGTGGCGTAAGAGGCGTGTTCCATGCGCCCCACTTGCCGCCTTGATAGTAACGGACTGCAATGGTCAAGTTGCCAACTGTGTTGATTGACGCAATGCTCGTCTTTGCCGAGTTAAACGTGATGCTGCCTTGTATCGTCTGCATTAACACGCTGTCACCCACATTCAGATTGGCGAACGTCACAAATAATGGAATGCCAAAACACTTCATGCGGTGCAAACCTTGTGCAGTTTCCGCGCCAAATGCGTCAAGTTCTTTGTTCAGCGCATCAATAGTCGTTACATTATCATGCGCAATGAGCCATTCTGCGGTATTAGCCAATGTTTTGCGCTCTGAGGCGTTGACAAGTCCGTTTCTTATCGTTGAATAGGGTATGTATTTATTCTCCCCGTTGTCGTTTATCACGACCATCTCGCTGCCCGTCAGACTCGTGTCCTGCGGTAGCGATTTTAGTACGTCTTTGAGTTTTACTGTTGCCATATTGTTAAGGTTTTATTGCTCCGTTATCAGAAGGGCCAGGTGCCAGTGGCACTTTATTCCATGTCATTTGCCCTATATTCGTGTTGTCCTTAATGGTAAATGAAGGCTTCTCTATACTGCCGCTGCCAAGGTCGCTGCTCGTACTGCCTTCTTCTACGAGCCAATAGAAACTCCCGTTTTCTTCTATACAGCCAGTTAATATGACAGCCTTACCAGTCATCAGTCTGTAATAGGATATTGAACTCTTGCCTGATGACATAGTCGAATCCTTCTTGTATAGTGCGCTTGGTATGCCAGTTTTTATGTCTACTATATTCTGTGAAAGAACTTGCGGCATCTTGTTTATAATATAGAACTTATAATCAAGAAACGCTATACTTTCAGCATAATCATCAGGTGTATTACCATAAGGAGGGAGAGAGATTTTCCTTGTGCCGCCTATTTCGTATGACAATACGACTATTGGGTTAATTACAAAAAAGTTCGGTCTGTAATAGCTGCCTTTTAGTTCAAATGCTTTATTCCATTCATCTTCATTCGTAACTTGTGTTAGCCCCTTTAGGTATGACCCTACAAGCAATCCGTTTACTTGTCCGCTTTCGCAGAAGATATTCCCACGAAACGCATACTTCTCGTTCTTCGGGTCAATTATCACACGGCAGTTGTCCTTGGAGATGCCATACAGCCCCACTACATTAGTGTCCTTGCCGCCAAGGTCGAAGCCCTCACCACTCATGGCAATACCTGTAAACTTGCCCTCCGCGTCTTTCGTACCAAATGCGGCATTCTTCGCGGCCACATAATCCGCACCAAGTTCGGTTGTCTGTCCGTCCCACTGGCGCACCCATGATGGCATATTTATCTTGTCTGCCGCAATGCCTGCAATATCGTTGTCGCTCCTTGTCCATGCGCTCGCTGCTTTGCCTAATTCGAGCTTTGGCTCTGATAGAAATAAAGCAGGCACAATAAAATTGCTTTGAGGTATTTGTTTCGTAATAGCGCGGAACAAACAAAGGCAGGTATCTGGCAAATTGGCTGCCGTCTTGAATGTCACGGTGTGGTATGTCCACTCATGTATTGGCGAAAATTTAACAGCACCATCTTTTGGCGTGTTTTGTTCCTTTCCGTCAACAATCATCTTTTCAGTGGTGTCAACCATTGTAAGGCCGTTTGTGTCATATGTCCACATATAGGTATATAGTGGTTGCGCAATGCTTTTACTTTTTAGATAAAAAGAAAGCGTGTACCAAGTTGATGGCGCGATTTTGCTCTTGACATTTTGCTGAAAAAAATCAACATACGAGTCAGGAGTCGGCAAATCTCCATTTATTTTGAATGCAGTTTCTATCTGCACCGCGCCATGTCCGTTCAAACCGTCAGACCTCGTACCTTTCAGTTCAAAAGTTTTGTCTGTGGTCGGCACATTGTCAAACGTTTCTTGCTTGAACTCTGTATAGTCAAGCAAGTTTGGGCGCATATCCTGCCCGTCCGCACCATCTTTCCCAGGCGCACCGTCTTTCGCCATATAGCTCACGCTGTAAGAATACGTGCCATCGGGCCATTTCGTGCGCGTCCACAGATATTTGCCCACTTCCGATGGCGGCACACTGTTTAACCATGTCCCCGTTGGCGCATTAACTCCGCTGCTGCCTATCTGATAGGTCACATTGCTCTTGCTGTTCGCACCCCACTTAATCACAACCTCACTGCCTATCGTCACAACACCAGTTTTGGGGTCGTAATCTATCGCACCTTGCCCAAGGCTAAAACTGCCGTTCTCGTTAAAATGGTAATTATATTTCCCGCTATTGCTGTTAAGTGATATTATTGTACCATTTTTCAAATACAAACCAAATCCACCACCATCAGGTATACGGCCTAAACTTGCAACTATCTTGCCCGAAAAAGACTTGGAGTTTACGCCATTAAGCAAGTCAATAGTCGGCACGCCGTTTTCGGTGGCATGGAGGTATATCGCATTCTGTCGGTTCGTTTCGGTTGTGTTGCCATACTGCACAATCTCGTCACCAGCCGCAGGCAAGTTCATCGGCACATCGTTGCTCTCCACAAATTCCGATTCTTCTTCCTGCTTGATTTCGCCCACAAACTCGCTGGCCATGACGGTGAACCAACCCTCCTTCATGTTTGCGCTCTCAATCTTCACCCAGTAGCCCTTTATGCCTTTGGTCTTGCCATCAGAACCCACCTCCACACGCTGGCAGCGTATAAGGTCATTCTTCGCAAAGCCGCCATATCCGTGAGTGGCTTCGCCCTCGAGTTTAATAAGGTAGTATTGGTTTCCGTGTTCATCGGTGCGCAGACTCACTTCCTTTACCTTGCCGCACGCTTGGCTGATGCCGAGTGAGCCGCATATCGCACGCACTTGGTCTATTATCAGTTCATGCGCAATAAAGGCTTTACGCACCTTTACATTGTCTATTTCAAGCGTGTATTCTGGCGTTTCTTCCGAGCCGCTGTTGAATATCTTCCACCCATGGCCCATGAAGTCCGAAGCAAAGTATTCTTGCATCTCGCACACCACCTTGCCGAAAGCGTTAAGCACCTTGTTTCCTGTGCTTCTTGCGCTCCCCACAAAACCGTTGAACCATGTGCTAAGTAATCTTGCCATATCTTTTATGTTAATTCTTCGTATTCTGTTATGCCGTCGGCTGCACCAACATTGGTCGAAAATGCGTCTATTCCTTTGTTGAATGTTATCTTTCCGCTCGCTTCATCATCACCCACCTTTGACAGGAAGTTCAGATAGCCATATCGCGAAATTTGGTTCAACAGTATAGTGCTTGAAGTCCCCTCGCCTGTCGAAGCGTCCATCATTGTTGGCAACTGCCCGACACTTCTGTTGACGCTTACAGCTTTCTTGTCATCTTGCAATGATATTTCTACCAGGGGTATCAGACTGTCTTCTGACTCTGTTATCTTCAAATTGCTTATAAATATACTCGACGCAATACCTAAATCCGAAGCTTCGTCAATCTCCATTCTGTCGCCCTCTTTTATGTTTGTGTAGATACTTTTCGCGCCTAAACTTACATTCGCATCATGCTGCCTGGCTATCCACAAATTGTCAACCACTGGGGTATACGAGAATTTTGTCTTGTCGTTCTCCTTTAGGTAGAGCAACGCGTATTTGAGCAAGCGTTGCGAAGCTGCCTTATAGTACACGTCGGGCATCTTGATATTCAGTATCACAAACTCGTCGCCACCTGCTATCGGACTTTGAGAGTTCGGGTATAGGATATTCAAATCGTTGTCCGATTTCCTTATTATCGTCAGCTTGTACTTGTTGCCGTCTCGTATGCAGTTTTTTATGTCAAATGTACGGCCAACACACTTCCCACTTTTCAAATAGATGTTTGGCGTTTCCGAACCCGTGCGGTAGTCCCAAATATTAAAGCCTACGTCCTTTATCCACACAAAGGTTTCTGAAGCTTGCCCTGTATTATAGTCGCTGTCGCCGTTGTCCTCTATTTTGGACGATTTTGCCACTTGATTCAACTTGCCGTTGTCGCCATCGTCCAATACAGGATATATGCCAGCCTTGTTCAAATCTTCTACCGTCATATCCTCTATTGAAGGATAGACGTTGTAGTCTGTCACTTCGTTGTCAGTGCCATCAATGTACACACTGCCCTCTCTAAGACCAGCTATCTTCTTTTGAGGGCTTTCTATGTACACGTCATTGCTCGTCACTATAAGTTTGTAGCCTTCATAAGCCTTGTCCACATAACCGCAGTCTGTCTTTATCTCTCCGTCCTTGTCCGTTTCTTTATCTCCAATCGGAAAACCTGGGAGCATAAGCCTCGTGATTGCCATGTTATTTGGATAATTGGCCGATGTCATTTCGCCCTTGTGGTTTTTTACTATATAGTTGTAGTTCAAGGCTGAAGTACCTCCGAATGACAAGGTGACTTTTCCTTCAGGTCTGCGTTCGCTCATGTAGTGCCAGAAAGCTTCGTCTACTACGATGTACCGATAAGTCGTCTTACCCTCGTATTCCCATTTCCCAACAGTGGCATATACTACCTTGTTACCATCGTAAGTTATCTCCAATGTAGGGTGCATGTATTTGATAAATTTGTCGAAGTCCTCGTATGAATTTCTGGGAGGTGTTTCAGCTTTGCAACTATATGACAATCCGTCTTGCGCCCATTTGTCGTGCAAGGTCAATGTCGTTACATACCACTTCGTTCTATCAAAGACAGTCAAGGTCATCTCCAGGTCTGTCGGTACCACATACTCTCGCATTATTTTCATGCACAGGTATTTGTAGTAGTTTGTTGGCACATTGGTCGTGTTACCAAAAGCACGCAAACGGGTTATTACTTTCTGATTGGTGTCGGAAGCACGAGTTATCGACAACAACCCACGGCCTATGCCACAACTGAACACATGGTCTATATTATTTGACGTAGTGCCTATCGTGACTGTCCTGCCGCGGATAATGAAATTTGTCTTGAAAGTGGTGTTTACAAGCAACAGCGCGTCCCATACTGACTGATTGCTGATACTTATATTTATGTCCTTGCGAGAATCTTCATAGGTCTTGTCTATCTGGATAGTCCACACATTCTCACCATAAACCCTGTCAAGGTTGGCTTGTATTCTCTCTGCAAGGTTCTTTACGCCCTCGCAGTAAAACGAAAAGGTGGGGAGCGCGGTCCAGTGTATGTTGTTGTCCTTCTTCACCACGTCAAGGAAGTCGCATCTCACAAGCTCGTCTGACACGGACATGAACTGCACGTTTTCATACGCAAAGGCATTCTTTGAACCGTTTCTCGAGCATTGCTTCTTCGACGATGGCAACACATTGAGATAAAAACGTTCAAGTCGGTAATCTATATAATCACCGATTTCAAAATTTATAGGCGCATGGCTCTCAAACGTGACAGTCAAGGAGCAGCTGCCCATGTATTCGCCGTTGTATTCAACTCTCTTGGTAGTCGCCTTTACCGTCTTGCCGTCAGAGCTGTATACCTTCCACTCTCTTGTCATATCTTGTCTGTGATTATATTGTTGCCCTTGTCGTCTGTTATCAAATTGCCGTTCTCGTCTACAATATAGGTGTAGAAGTCCTCGTACATTCTTTCATACTTGGTCAAGTGAAACTTTAACGTGTATTCTACAATATCTCCAGCCACAGGGTCTGAAAACGTGTCTATATCTGAAATGCCCGTGAAATAGCAAGCACCCCAACCTTCTTCCGCATAAGAGCAATAGACTGCAAGAAAGCCGCTGCGCAGATAGTTCAAAAGTTGTATCTCAGTGTTTGTCCATGAGCCTTCCGTGCCTTTATAGCATAACTTGACCTCAAAATCCGCGCCTCCGAAATGCAAACCGTCTGTGGGTATGTACACGTCCTCTCCTTCGGTGTCTTTCCACTCGTTTTTAGGCAGCTCTTTCGTCTCCCACGATGGCATAGTCACCTCCAAAACGCCAGAACTGAAGTTATTGGCGAGGCTCTTCCGTATTTTCTTGGTGTTTACCACCAACAGGTCGTATTTCGCAGTCATATCATTCTCTTTTTACGCAAAATGCCCGATTTGGTGGCACTTCTGTTTCACCAAAACGGACATCTTAACCACTTTGCAAATATACAAATTACATTGAATATATGCAATCAGACGGAATAATTATACATTCTCAGAAATCTCCTCGTTGACTTCTTCTTTCGTCTTTACTTCGTCAATTATTTTCTTGTTCTCTTCGTCAGTGACTTCCTCTGACTCTCTTGTTTTCATGTAGTGGTCCACAATCTTCAAGATGTCTTCTGTAACGTCTGCGTCAACAATGTTTGAAGCACAATAAACCGACGTCACAAAGGCTACTGCGGCATTCAAGTCATCTTCGGTACGTTCCTCACCGAACACGCATGAGTACAACAGGGTGTGTCCCATCGTGCCAGGAGCATAGCCTATATACCACTGCTTCGACACGGCATATACGGTGATGACACCCGTATCTTCGTCAAGCATGTACAGGAAATTGTCAATCTGCACGTTCTTAACCTCTTTCTTCTCGGCATTTGCTGCCTCATTCTGCTCGGCATTTACTGCCTCGTTCTTTTCTTCTGTCATTTCTTCTTTATTTTATAGTTAAACAAATCATACGCCATCTCCAGCGACATCTTCAAACTCTGCGTCATCTTGCAGCTTCCATGCCTCCAGTGACAGCTCATTGGCAGTATAGGCTTCCACCTCTTCGCTGAAGCCGTACACCTTGTATTCTATGCCTGTCGCTGACCTCCTTCTGTTCTGGCCGCCAAAGCCCAGCCTTGTCATTGCCCTGCCAAAGGCTACTTGCGTCACGTCCTCAAAACTGTTCTCATTGCAGAATGTTTCAAGGCTCTTTCTCATCGCGGCAGAGGCCACCCATCTCGGACGTTCGCCCTCAGCTCTCGGCGATGATGAAAGATGAAGGTGCATGACCCATGCCAAAAGTGGGTTGCTCATACCGATTGACATCAATTTCTGACGCTCGCCGTTCTCACTCCTCGGGAACTTGTAGCCATGAAGCTTCAAATATCTGCCACCCCTAACTATCCAGTTCAGTATGCCAGGGTATTCTTCCTTCAGTTCCTCACCAAGGCTCTTGTTCTGCAAATGCTCTGGTATAGTCTCATTGAATATCAAATACAGGAAACGTCTGAAAAAGCCATAGCTCTTGTCACTCGTCACTGGCAAATTGTTGAAATTGAATATCTGCCATGGCACATTGGTTATTGTGAACACATTGCCCCTCAAAAATCTCGCGTGTTGCTCCTCACCACTGATATAGCTCTTGAAAGCAGCCTCCTTGCCAAACAGCTCCCTCTCACTTACCTCGCCACTGTAATTTATATATTTGCCCACAAGCTGGCACCTGGCACGCATGCCCTCATCACCATCTTTCAATATCGCACCAATACCCATGGTGCTGATATTTTCCGCACCATAAACACCACGCACAACGTCGTTTATCACGCTCTTGCCATTAGAACCATTGCCATACAATGCCAAACAGTTCTCCACCTTAGCACCCATCTCACGCCTGTTCATGGTCGTCAAGCCTAAAAACATCTGCAACAACAACCTGCTGTTCTTCTCTGGCAACACCTGCTTCAAAAAACTGCGCCACAACGGACAATCAGCCTTTGGGTCAAAATCGTAGTCGTGCAAATAGACCACGTCCCACTGCTTGCCAAACGGCCTTATGTCACCCGTCGTCATGTCTACAACACCATTGCGGAAAGCACGTATGTTGAACCTCGGGTGCAACTCTCGCTCCATCTTTACAGCCAAACGCACCTGCTCACGCAACATGCCCATCTTCGAGCGGACACCTGCATGGACACTCATGCGCTCTGTCAACTTCACCAAACTCCAATACAACAAGTCTGAATCCACTGGCTCGTATATCTTGCCGTTAAAACAATAATAACGTCCACCAAACCACGCAAACATACTGTGAGCATACGTCTGGTATATCTCAAAACCTAACATGGCAGCACGAGCGGCGTAATTCTCACTCGCAGAACATGCTAACTCCCACCTCGGAGCATCACTGTTCTCTACCAAGTCTATCAACAACATTTCTCTATCTATCATACGTTAAATCCTTTAACATATCAACTTTTCTGCCAAAACAGCTGACAAATACCGATTTTCCGAGCTTTTCCTGCCTCCAAAAAACACCATTTTTCAACCATCTCGCAATTATTCAAAATGGAACACTTTTACTCTCACAGTATGGAAAAACAGAACACTTTGACACTCAAATTATTCCCATTTCCGCACTGAATGTTTAATAGTACCCACCCCGTTAATACCTCGCACTTTCCTTGCAAGCCAAAATATAACACATGGATAACTATGCAAATATACATATTTTATTCAAAACGCCCAAATATCAATGATTTAGAGATTTTGACATATACACTAAAACATACACTAATATGCTCCTCAACTTACATTTCGTTGTTTTTTACTATGAGTGTACCTTTTTATAAAATGAACGATTTCCACGAAAATCACAAAATCGCAAAACACAAGAGAGAATAGAACTATATAAGGTACGAAAAATTAAAAAAAATAGACGGGAGGTGACATTCTTTCGATACGCCCGCACAAAAGGGGGTGGCATGGGGTATTTTGCTATGTTTTACCCCGTTTTGCATTGTCGTAATGCCTTGAAAGTCAGATATTTGCTATATTATACATGTAATATAGCACAAAGCGCGCTTTGTCGCTTGTGGGAGGCTGCAAATGTCCGTAACAGACAAGCGCAAAGCACACCGACAAACGACACAACACACACAAACACGGCTAAAATACGCGTACCTTTGTGCTTGTGTTTTGCTCTCTTTGTCTGTCTGTCTCTTTGTCTCTTTGTCTCTTTGTCTCTTTGTCTGTCTGTTTTCCCGTCCCGTTTTGCCTGAACATCTGTGTTAACGGTCAGTTAAATTCATACATAGAATGTTAAACACAAAGATATATAGAAAATAGTTGCTTGTTTGTTTGGTTGTATATTTATTTAGTTGTATATTTGCACATATAAATAAAAGGCCAAAGCGTTGGCCGCTGCATTGCCTCTGGTATGCAGTAGGGAATAAAAAAGTGCCCTTGGTGGCTGCAACCTCCAAGGGCACGGAAAACTACCGAATCGGCAGCGTATTTGCATACGCGTGCAAAGGTAGTATTTATTTCCGAATCTCTGAAATTTTTAATAACTAAATACTACAAAATCATGGAAAAGAAAACTTTAAGCACCCTTAAGAGAGGTGTAAACGAGGAATTAAACAAGTATTTCGCAAAACCTACTGAAGTTTTTCGCGCTTTGCGAGACATCGCAAAGGACAAAGAAAGCAACCTTTACAGCCTTTTGCATGAACTTGACGTTAAACCATCAAAAATAGGGTTTAACACTTTCGGCCGTTTTTGCGTAACTTTCGGCGGTAACGCTGAAATTGTTTGCGAGTCTGTAAAAGTAGTTAGCGGTGTAACTTACAAAAGTTATGTACTTTGCGACAAGCAACCGCAGAAATATATTGCTTTACTTGTGCAACTTTTGCGAGAAAAGAGACAGCGAGAAAGCAACGCAAAAAAATGGCTGAAACACTTTGAGGCACGAACCGCAAAGGAAGACAAGGCGAACGAAAAGCGAGCAAAGGCACTTGCAAAGTTGCAAAAAGAATTAGAAAAGTGTGGTTTACCCGCTGAAATTGCGCGGGCGAACGCTGAAAACATTCTTAAAATCGCCTGATTTGTAGACCTCCCAAAAAATGGGAGGTCTATTTTATTGCCCTATATGGTACACGGATTCCGTTCGATTCGGAGTTAGGGCGCAACATATTACACAAAGCACTTACAAAGTGCTTAAAGGCGTGCAAAATGCACGCTGCACGACTACAAGCCGCAATTTGTTGGCATTTTAGCCGCGTTGGCTAATAGCTTACAAAGTGCGTGCAAAGTGGGATAAATAGCCGCGTTGGCTACCTACTTATGCACAATCTTTGGCAAATTGTATGGAGGTGGTACGGCAAATTCGCTCTTTGACTTATTGAACAAAAAAATATTGGTTTGCCTGTAATGTATACAGGCGTGCACGCACTCGCTTAAATAGTTCGGGGTGCGTGCCGAATCGTCGTAACTATTCGCGTGCTATTTTAGTGCGTTGCCGGCCGTTTTAAGATAGGTTGAATCTAAATACATAATTACGGACGCATCCGTGATTGATTCGGGTAATTTTGACGGCTTTATACCTTCCTATTTTGTACACAAAATCCGAAAGGAACAAAAGTGCACGCGCCCAAATTGGGCCGTATGGTAAAAATAGGGCAAAACTTTTCCCTCTTGTAGGGGTTTTAGGCCGTGCCTTTATGGCGATGAACGGATAAACAGCGGAAATACAAAGAGAAACGAGTAATTTTTTTTTGCGGTGTGGTTAGCCGCATGACGTAACACGTACGCACGCGAAAATTCGTGTGTACGTGCAAGTATTAACCAATAAAAAATAAAAATATGTCTTTTTGGAGTTATGACAAAAAAGCAATTTCTTGTATGCGTGAAAACGCAAACAAGATAGAATTTTTTTTGCTGCCTCTTGGCGGCAACTTTGACAGCCATGTTAACAACGTTATTACTAACGTTGAGAATTTTGGCTGCACATACGACAGCACAAACGAAATTTTAGAGGACTTCGTTTGGGCGGCTAAAAGATATGTAGACTACGTTATTAAAACGTACTACAAAAACGTATAACGATGGCGCAAGCATTTTGTTTTGCTTGCGCCAACTTTATTATTAACTCTCTAAAACCAATTATTATGAAAGCTATTGCTATGCTCAACTATGTGACAAAAAACAATGACGTTAAAGGATTCGTTGCGACTGAAGGGAAAATGCGTGATGAACTGCAATTTGACCTCGTTTGCGGCCGCCATTACAACGATAAAACGGTCTTTTTTGTCACAGAAAAACCGCTTGACGGATTTTTGTTTTGTCAGGCTGATGCAGTTTTCGCAAAAGGCGATAAAGTCCTCTTTGCGTACATTATTGAGGATTAAAAGGCATTCGGGTGTTTGATGCACCCGAATACCACGAAAACCAAAAACCAATGATATGAAAGATTTAGTACTAATTATTTCGCTGATAGCATTTGCTATCAGCGTACTATGTATGAACATACTCGCCATTGTGGCAAGTTTAATCCCATTTTTCAGTGCCTTCATACCAGAGTTGTATGATGGCGCAAAAGAGGAAATGCCGTAATTCTATCGCCTGCAATTTGGTTTGTAGGCGATAGCTTTTTATCAACCCTATAAAACCAATAAAAATGAAAGCTACATTAAAATTCAGTTTCGGCAATGTTGTAATGTCTTCACGTTTAGTTGATGGCGATTATCAATTTTCAGTAGATGAATCGAGATTCAATCACCATTATAGATTCGAGATACGAATGTCTTATAACGGGGAAAGATGTTATTTCCGTTATGCGACGTCATACATGGACTGGAGAAACGGGAAAGAAGAACTTGACGAGTCCGACTACATGAACGCATTAAATTGCGTATTGTCGGACTCATACGCTGCACAGGGTTCATTTAAGGACTTTTGCAGCGAGTTCGGTTATAGTGATGATAGCATCAAAGCCTTGAAAACATACAAGGAATGTAAGCGAAATGCTGAAAGACTTAATAAACTATTCAGCGGTTTGGATTTATTGTCGGTCCAAAACGAACTCGAAGAAATGATGTAAAAAACCGACACACCTCTTGCAAGGTGTGTCGGTACATTGTTTAACCCACTTAAAACCAATAAGATGAAGATTTTCAGTGAACAAAGTTTGCGCCATTTCGATTTTTGGGGTGGTGCTCAGGAAAATGCAAATGAATTGTCATGGGAACAATTCGACAACCTTGAATCAATTCTCGAAGATGCCTATCCCGATGGCATTGACGCAACCGACTTGAATGACATGATGTGGTTCGAGTTCGACACCATCAAAGAATGGTTAGGAATCGAGGACGAAGAAGACGAAGAAGAAGACGAAGAAGAATACTAAAAACAGGGTGCGCATTGTCGAAAGTGCGCACCCTGCAATTTATAAACCAATTAAAACAAACCAATTATGAATCTTGAAGACGTTGTAATCAGTGTGGCACAAAAAGAAGGTTGGGCCGTCACTATCGAACGAAAGGCTGAAACAGACATCTTTTTCGAGTTTGAAAAAATTACGCCAAAAGGACAGGATTTTATTTTCTCTGTCGGCACCCGTAACAATAGCCTCGGTTTGCTTATTGATAATATCCTTGATTATTATCAGAACTACGACCCAGACTATGAAGCATATCTATGGATTGGCCCTGACGGGCACGGAAAAAATGGTGCGCCATACCACATTGCGGATATTGTGGAGGACATGGAAGCTGCCGCTGAAATGGTGTATCAACTTTACGATGCTCTCAGAGATGTCTACGACGCATAAGCAATGGAAAACACCTGCCAAGTGTTTAGTGACTTGGCTGGTACACAAACCAATTAAAACCAAATATTATGACATACGTAGTTAATAACAGCGAATGCGGAGACAAGAATTTCAAAGTGTACCTGTGGACAGGTGCAGGCTACAATGTAGCTATGTTTGAAGTCTTTGCATTTGACGAAGAACACGCATTGGAGTGTGTATTAGCGTATTGCGAGGAAAAAGCCCTTTGTGGGCTGTATTGCACAGACGAGGACTTGAACGACTTGTCTGATGATGAACGGGACGAACTATATTACTACATCGACCCCACGATGGCCGATAATAAGGCGTTCCCCGCATACGTCCGACTTGAAAATTTGGGAATTGAAAAGGTTGCGTAATGCAATATGCGTAGTGTTTAGTAGGCTGTGCGGATTTATTGTCGCACAGCTAACTTTTTAACCACTAAAAACAAAACCAATTATGAAAAATTTATCAGAACTCAGTACAAGCGAACTTCTAAACGTAATCGAAGAAAACGACAGCCTTTCAAACAGACTTTACGAACTCATAGAGCAATCCGCTATGGGTTGGGTAGGTGAAAAGTTAGAAGTAATTAGAAACTCTCTTAAAGATTGGAGCATAGGTTTCTATAATTACAACTTCCTCGATGTCGTTGACTACGAAAAGTTTGTGGACTCACTCGTAGAGTATAAAGGCATTTTCGGCCTGTCAGACAGAGCAGACAAACTATTGTCGCACTGTCTGAAACTACGATGGAGCAACCTTTTTGAGTATTATGCCGAAAGGCTGAAGGATTTAATCCTCGATGAGGAATTTAACAGCGAAACGGATATAGACTACAACGATATGGAGTACTACACCGAAATCTACGCTGACCAATTCGATGACTACCTAATCAATGACGATGGCGACATCGTCCAGCAAACCATTGTCGGACATGTAGCATAACAATGCTTGGGCGTATTTGCACACGCCCAAGCAACACAATTTTTTAACCCACTTAAAACCAATAAATTATGAGAATGTACAGCGACGCGAAAGGATTCACTATGATTGACGGAACTCTTACAGAAGTGACATTAAAAAAATTGATTGTCACCCGTCAAAGTGTCGAAGACGAGGAATACGAAGTAACAACCATTTTCCAAGGTCCTGACGGCAAAGAGCACAGCTCTCAAATCCCTATACAGATGTATAGTAGTGTCGAGGATTACGAAAAAGGAGAACAGGCGTGCTATGAAGTTTGTAGCTCGCCTTTCTACATCCGTCCCGACGGATTCCGAGGCATTGACGAAGCATGGATTTTCGTTGACGGAGAACCTGTGACAATAGACATCAGACCTTTGGAAGTAGTTTACGACTACGAACAAAGGACTTGGACTTGTGAAGGCGTTCCACAAACGAATATCTTCCGTACTAAAGAAGAATGCCTGTCTTTCAACGAGTATGACGTAAAACATGCCGACGGCAGCGTTACAAAGCGTGTCGGTATCAACAAACTCGTAATGCTCGACAACGACCAAATAGCGTTATTCGACACACTGAAACAGACAATTCAACAACTCAAAGACAACAACGTATTGTTGATGCCTGACTGCGATGGCGACATAAGAGCCTTTAACCTCCGCAATGTCAAAGAATGGGACTGCGATTATGACGCACCCGAAGAAGGAGAAGGCTTTGAAGAAGTGTCACGCGAACACGATTCCGTCCAAGGAATCAGCATTCCTGCATATTCCTTGGATTGCCACCTCTGCATGAAGCGTAAGTGACCACATTCCCCACGTCCATTGTCGGGCGTGGGGAAACGTATTATTAACCAAATAAAACCAATTTACAATGAAACAGTATTATGCGTATGTGGCCTCATCTCCTTTCAATGGCGAAAGAGACAACCTCGAAACGCTGAATTATGACAGCCTTTTGCAACGCATGATTCCTCGTGACAAAGGAAACATTTGCCTTAATTTCGTTTTCAGCAAGCTGCGTAAATGCGACAAAATAATGTCGGAAAATGAAAGGTACGCTCTCATAATAAACAATGCACCTTTCGGAGTTAGGTTCGATTTATATCGCAAAATAACGGAAAAGGAAATAAAGGAAACTATTCAGCGAGTGGGTGTCACTCGCTACGCCATCAAAGAAGTACAAGATATTGCAAAATCAATGGGACTTTAAGCACATTTGCCGTGTGGTCGTAAAACTACACGGCAAACCATTTTCAACCACTAAAAACAAACCAAAAATGAAAAAGTACAAATTAACTGACGAAACAACTATTGCCCTTGGTGTTACACTTTATAGAATTGTAGCACTAATTGACTTTGCTGACGTGAAAAAAGGCGACAAAGGAGGATTTGTAGAATCTGAAGAAAACCTTTCACAAAATGGCGATTGTTGGGTCTATGGAGATGCTAAGGTATTTGACAGAGCCAAAGTCTTTGAAGATGCCAAGGTATATAGCAAAGCTGAGGTATATGGCGATGCCGAGGTATATGGCAAAGCTCGAGTCGATAATAAAGCTCGAGTCTTTGGCAATGCTTTTGTCTTTGGCAATGCTTATGTCTTTAGCTATGCTGAAGTCTGTGACTATGCTATTGTCTGTGAAGATGCTGCCGTACATGGCTATGCTGCTGTCTTTGGCGAAGCTACAATAGGCGACAGCGCTCGTGTATGTGGCAATGCTGAAGTTTATGGCAACTCTGAAATATGTGACAATGCTCATGTAGGTGACAATGCTGAAGTCTGTGGCAATACTAAAGTCTTTGGAGATGCTGGAGTCTTTGGAGATGCTGATATCTATGGCGATGCTGAAATAAGTGGTCAAAGTGACTACATAGTATTCAAAAATTGGTGGAGCAGCGGACGTTACTTCACTTGGACACGAAGCAACAACAAATGGAAAGTTGGTGACTTCTATGGAACTGGCGAAGAATTGATAAGGAAAGCCTATGCCGATAGCAAAATGAGCGGAAAAGAGTACGAACGCATCGTGAAATATGTTGAGAGTATACTCAATGATGATGCTATTTCTATCTGATTTTGCTAATCTTATGAAATGAAGAAATCTTATTGCGTATCACTTTTGTCGGTGATACGCAAACTTTGTATAACCTATTAAACCAATAAAGCAAAACAACATGAAAGCAAAAGAATTTTTGAAAGACCTGCTTCGATGGGATTTGGTCACTGGCTCAGCCTATATGAAGTCATCAGGTGAATTGAAGATAATCAGTGGCGAGCTAAAGCCAAGGTCGCTGTATTATTTCTCATTCAAAAAAAGTGACTTGATGGCCGAACCTGACGTAACGCTTACTTTAGGTGGTGGAGATGTCCAGTACCTTTGGAAAATTGAAAATTAAACAGATATGGAATATACATTTACGTTCAACGGTGACGAGTTAACCAGAATACGGTTGGCTATTATTGACAAAATCACCAGTATAAAACAGTCTGCTATTTCGCTCGGTGGCTATAATAATATACCTCGCGCGTTAAAGAGGCAGCAAGAATATGAAGAGCTGCTTAAAAAACTGTTTTCATAAAAGCTTTCTTATCGCCATGTAACTAACTTTATTGTCGTGTGGTCTTAACATCACACGACAAACCTTTTTATTAACCAATTAAAAACAAACCAATTATGATGACCTACAACGAAAACTCATGCGAAATTTTCTCTACTAATGAAGCTTTCTTCTTCGACAAAGAAAATGGTCAGCTTCTACAAGTCCAACTTGTAGAAACCGTTTTTGAACGTGACAAAGAGTCGCTGGAGACAGTACATGCACGAACCCTCGCAAAGGTTGTAGACAGCGACAAAATTGTCGAAATTGACGAATGCGATGTCTATAAATCAAGACTCGATTTTGAACACGACAACCATGCTGAAAGTAGACTATGCAATCCGTTCAAAAAACTTACAGAATTGTTTGCAAGCGACGTCTTTTGGACATTCCAAAATGGTTGCCCTGTCAAACAAAATGTGCAGGATATAAGAGTTGTCAGATACGACTATTCTAAATACGAATTTGCAAGTGACGAATTTCCCGAACACGTCTACCAAACAAAAGAAGAATGCCTCTCTTACAACGAATACAAAATTGTCGACGAGGAAGGAACTCGCACAATAAAAGGTTGTAATGCACTGCTTCAGTTGACAGACAAGCAAAAGGAACTCGTAGAGCAGTTTGAGCAGCTATGCAAGAAAATGGCTGACGAGGGTATTTTGCTCGCAAGTAATTGCTGCGAAGCATTCAGAGCATACAACGTGCGCGATTGTCAAGATTACGAGTTCTACTTCACAAACGAAGCATCTGAAGATTTTGAGCAATGCGACCGAGATTGCGGACAATACGTAAACGCACAAAACATCTACGAGAGCGGAGACGATTTTGAACTCTACATCAAACGCAAGTAATCCAATCCTGCCAAGTCGCTAAACACTTGGCAGGTACATAAACCAACTAAAACCAATTAACATGAAAAGTTTATTAGAACTATCCGAAGAACATCGCCAAATGTTTAACGACATCTCCGACAAGGACATGTGCGCCATCGAAACGTTCTTGCAACATCGCGAAGGGAACACCTACTATTTCCGTTCAGCTGTCAAACTGCACGACATTGTCAACAATCTTACATTCAATGCCATCGGGGTAGGTATCACACACAAAGGGACTTTATCCGCTATAATTGACGAATATTATAGCATAGACCTCATGCAATTCGACTATCTGTCAATTAACAGGGTCTTAATGCAAATCGGCATGGAAACAGACAACAAGGTGACCTGATACAAGGCAGCGCGAGGGGTTCGACTCCCCTCACACCTGCAAAACCAACAAACCAACTAAAAAACCAATGCAATGAATAAAAATATTGCCAGCAATACACTTACAGACAAGTTAAGGAATGACGCAATCTCATCTATCAATGAATATTGCAAAGAACTTGACTGCGACGGAGTTCTCCGCCTCAACAATCCTATACAAGGCTACAACGTCCACACAAATGAGCCTATTACCATTGTGGGTGTCCGTATCGGCACAGACAACGCTGCATTAAGTGTTGAAGCGAAAGGATATATCATTGATTATGCCTACGAATTACAGGACGCTGACGTTAACTCACTACTTTCCATTTCAGTAGCTATTATGGACGGACTAACTTATTAAAAACTCTCTCCCATTGTGACATTTGGTTGTCACATTGGGGCATCTCAAACCAACTAAAATCACGCACAACGCCAAAAATGGCATTGTCGCACACCCTCCGTATTACAAAAACAACTATATTTGCAATTAGTACAGACAAAGAACAACGCTGATAATATTTTTCATTCTATCATTAGTGGTGCGGATTTACTTCCATGCCACTAACCATGTTTAACCAATTAAAACCAATAAATCATGACAGCAAAAGAAATCGTTAAGTACGTTTTTAAGTATGGCCCTTTAGGTCCAAGTAAAATCAGCAAACTGAGAAAAAAATACACTTTGTTATCAGATAAATCTAAGGAATCCATGGGGTGGAATACACTCGACAGATACATAAATTCGCACATCAAGCCCATAGCTTATGGCATGATTATCTGTGGCGCACTATGCGCCATCTGTTTTCTCGCCAGCATTGGCTCTGTATTTCTCGTCTCCGCCTGTGAGTGGGGTGGTTCAGCAGGCTATGCAGCACTTCTTACCATCGTCCTTTACGTAGCCTCCATTTACTTTCACCAGAGGTTCTATTGGTACGAAATGCCTAAGTATAACATCGAATACAGATAACACACACCATCATGACTATAATTACTATTATTTGCATCCTTATTATTGCAACTCTCTTTTTCGGTGGTCTCTGGTATATTGCAGTACTCATCATCGGCATTCCGCTCGCCTATGGCTTGCACAAACTGCTCATGATGGTATTCGCAGGATATTTCGAGAAGAAACTTCGGAAATATTGCAAAAAGAAAGGACTGACTTTCGACCAAGACGAACTGCCCGACTAAACCGCTTGTCGAGAAAAGCCATCACTTGTGTTGCTACAAGTGATGGTACTATTACCAATAAAACCAATTCATGAAAACAACCCTTTATGAAGCATACAGGAAAAAATACCCTAACTATGCAGATAAAACCAAAGAAAGGTTCGTAACCTCCACAGGGTGCGATTTTACTTGGGACAACATGACCAAGTCTAACCTTTACGACTATGTCAGCTATCTAAAGACGGTCATGGCCAAGTCGTCAGCACGCACAATGTGCGCAATGCTAAAATCTGTCTTGCGCACCTACGAAGATGAGATTACGCTACCCAAAAATTGGGAAGATTCCATCTACGTCAAAAAGGAGGCTTCTCAGCAAGTATTCCTCTCCGACGACGAAATAAAAATGGTTTCTAACTACAACCCAACAACCGAAAGAGAGCGCATCGTAAAAACAATGTTTCTCTTAGGTTGCCTTACAGGGGCAAGACACTCCGACTTCTTGAAGTTCTCTAAAGCAAATATCACGCAGGAGGGCTTTTTAAGATACGTGTCCATCAAGACGCACATCGAGGCTATTGTCCCCATAGCACCAATGGTTAACAGGTTGATTGACGACTTGTCTGCCATCAAAGACACTTCTATGGCCGACACCACATTCAACCGCATATTACGGGATATTGCAGACTTTCGTCGATGTCGAACACGGCATCAATCGTGATGAAATCTGCATCACAGACGATGAGGTTTTGCAGGGCAAAGTATACAAAGCACCATGCTGCATACAACAGTCGTACCCAAATCGTCCCTACGAAGATGCCTTCCTTTTTGTAGGTGAGGACGGAGAAGAAATCTACATCAATCGCACATGCCCATTCTTTGAAGATGAAAGCAGAGATGTGTTTGAAGAAATAACAAAAGAGGAATTTGAAACATTCTGCTAATATCAAAACCTGCAAACATGAACGATAATATTATCACCCAGTTAGGGTACAAAATTGAAATGAGCATCAGCGGTTATTACCGTCTAATGAAAAACAATGAGGTCATCTATGACGACTCTGCCAGTGACGACCTGAACGAAGATTATGACACCGCCTTATCTTTCTTTGAAAGCTACCTTAATGAGTATGCAAAAGTATACGAATATAAAGGGCACAATGTCGTGGAAGATGAGAAATTCTACCACATCGGAAAAGAGAGCTTCAACAAGTCAGAGTGGACGCTTGACGAAGCAATAGATTAAGTAACAAACGCTGCGCTATCGGCATGACGGGCAACTATTATGGCATACTTAAATAAGGCACAGTACGATTACAGGAGAGAGTCGGCAGCAGCACGCAATCTCAACAACGAAGAAATTGCGGTTGAACATGGCATGAGCGAAGAGCAAGCTGAACTCATCTCCAGGCTCTGTGCTATCCGTCACGAGTTCCATTGCAATATAGACAATATTGTCAAAAGTGCAGACAACGACTCTATTTCTGATATAGTAGAAATAGAAAAGTCCATCAACGAAAGTGGACTGCCCGAATTAGATATTGTAAGCATGCTGCTCGACATTGACGACCTTGATGGACTTATCTACGAATATGGCGATGACGTACCCGACCACGATAGCCAAGAGTTTCAAGATTGGTATGACGATAATTATGCTCGCATTTACAGCGAGCTTGAAGAAATAAACAATAACATCGAAATTTACTTGTCAAACATTGATGCGAAGTACGGCACACATTGGTGTCCTACTGGTGCTTTGAGGGTCTAAATCATCATACAAGGAACTCGGTGGCCTGCTACCACCGAGTTCCACATATCAACCATTCTGCCTGCGCTTGTGCTTTACGTAAAGTGGGCAGTCCTTACACGTCAACGGCAAGTAGGTGTGCACAGTCTTTTCCTCCTTGTCCACCTCGTCTTTTTTCATCTGCGTAAGGTCGGCATATTTCATCAATATGTCTGCACGCTTCGGGTCATTCGCTGGCATCTTGAAAGCTATACGCACAAGTTCGCTCATCACATCTTCCTTGCTCATCTGTCTGGCGGCATCTATGCTGTCAAATTCTTCCTGTATGGCATTATCCACAGCCTTGCTCGCCTCCTTGTCCGCTTTCTTCTTTGCCTTCATTATGTAGTTGGCAAAAACCTCTCTGTCTACTATCTCTTTCATTTTTTGCTTGTGCCATTCGTCACTATATGCAGCACCAGGGCCGTATATCAGCACATAGGCATCTTGCTCTTTCCAGCCCATCAAAGTCAAGTCGGCCATAGCTCTTTCTCGAGCGTCAAGCCCTATTTTGCCGTTTGCGGTCTTAAATCCTTTCGTATAATCCATATTTCAAAAAATAAAGTAGTACTTTTGTAGCGTCAATCTTCATTGACACCAAAATTTATTGGTTTTTTTGGTTAATAGTAGCCCAGGCTTTTAGCCTGGGCTTTTTTTATGTCTTAATGCGAACGGCCTTGCCACCATTACCCAATGTCAGCACACTGTTCAAGGCCGATTGTATGTTCCTTGCAGCCTCAGCGTTCGAGCGTGTATTAGCTTCTATCAGCTTCGCTTGTTGCACAATGGCATTAAGCTGCTTCAGCTGCTGCTCTGCAAGCACATTCATCTGCGGAAAGGCTACCTCTACCACCTGTTTAAGCATGTCTCTGCTCATGCTCACATCTGCGCGAATGGCGTTGATGTACGATGCAAGCAGCGAACCTGTCTCTTCTGTCAAACCCTTGATTGACGACGACATTGACGAAGAACTGCCGTTAGCACTTAATTTGCCTCCAGTGCGATTATCTACGCCTTTATATATTTTTTCTCCGTTTTCTACAATCTTCGTGCCTATCTTGTCGCTCCATTCCGAAATTATGTCTATTACATTGTCAATAGAGTCTGGGTCGTTCAAGTCGTAGGTGTCCTCTATCTGCTTCATCAGCTTCTCCACCTCTGGCATGATAACAGCTTGCGAAATCACATTCTTTACAATGGTATCAAGCAAATTGTTCACGCTGTTCGCAAACGCCTCTGCCGCGTCTTGTCCATTCTTGAAGGCATCAACCAAGGCAGATGACAAACTGTTAGAAAAACTCGTCAAATCAATGCCGTATATTTCTTTAAGCACATTCGATTTGAACTCGTTAATCTGGTTATTGAGTTCTGCCGCCTGATTTTCATAGTCTGCGGCTTTCGCGGCATCTCCACTACTGCCGTGTCTCTCACTTTCTGCGGCTTCCTTCATAAGGTCTCTTTGCTGAACAAGTGCAGCATATTCAGCACCCAAAGCAGATATGTTCGTTGCTTTGTCAAAGCCCTCTTTTCTTAGTGCTTCCTTGCTCTTTTCATTGGACATCGAGTTTATTATCTCTTGTCCATTATTATTGCTTATCCCTCTTAATACATTACTTACATTCTTAAACTGGCCATAGTTATTCTTTGTATAATTTGCCGCGAAGTCCTGCACATTCGTATAAATACCATATTTTGACGCTCTTTTGCCAAGGTCCGACGCAACCGTTCCTGCTGTATTTGATTCCGCAGTACGCCTTGAAGACCTGTCATGGTTTGCCTGTGCCATAAGGCCTTCTGAAGCAGCAGTTGCTTCTGCAATGGCCGCTGCACCACCTGCAATGTCTCCATTATTAAAGCTGTCTGCGGCACTAAGCAAATTCTGCGCAACCGACACTGCCGCATTTGCACCTCTCGCAATCCTGTATGCCTTCGACGACTGTCCGTTTACCACACTGCCTTCGGTCATCTGCATCCACGAGCCTGTTATGCTGCCAAGGCTGCCCATGTCGCTCTGTATCTTGCCTATGGTCTGCGAGGTTTCCTCAATCTTCTTCAAGTGCTTCTTGGCTGCTTCCAAGTCGGTCTTGGCAGCTTTCATTTCCACCTTCCTGCGCTTCTCGTCGGCCTTGAAACCCAAAAGTCCCATTTTGTAAAAAAGGTTGCCGCTTTTAATCTTGTCGCCATTCTTGATTTCATAATTCTGCCTTCCAACCGAAGAACTATTATAGGCTACCATCTTGCTCTCGTAGGCGTCCTTGTAGTGGTCAACCACCCATTGCGCTGCACCCTTTCTGCCTTCAAGGAAAGTCTTGCGGCCCTTAGTCGTGTCGTTCTCCTTCTTCTCCTTCTGCTCGTCAAGCTTCTGCAAGTTGTCGTAATAGTCCTTTGCCGACATCTTGCCATCTTGAAATGCCTTGTCCAAATAGCCCCTTATCGTACTGTACACCGATTGCATGGTCTGTTCCGACATTGACAGCACAGCCTGGAAGAACATCATGTAGTTGCTGCCCTTCTGAAATTCTTCCCATTCCAATTTGCCAAGCTCTTCAAGGGCCTGCTTGTTACGCTCGCCAACAAGCCGCTCTACCACGTCTGGCGGAAGCTTCTCTCCCATTTTCTCATTTAGCTTCGCAAATCTGGCTTCAAGCTTCGCTATATACGATTGCTGCTTCTTAATTCCATCTTCATTTTTCCGAATAATCAAAAAATCAAGTCGTTCTCTTGCAAAATCAAGATTTGTCTTTGTCTCGTCATATTGCGCTTTTAATTCATTATACCCTCGTCCTTGCTCACGAATAGTTGCAACATCTTTCTGTTTCTTTTTCTCTACCGCATTTACCTTTTCGGCATAGTCTCTCGAACTCTTATACAAATCCGTAAACAGCTTGTCATTCTCACTCTTTATTTCCTTGTTGGCCTTCTGATAAGCCTCCACATATTTCAGCACAGGACTGTATGCCTCGGCATTGTACCCATACGCCTTCTTTATTTCTTCCGAGTTCATTCTTAATACATCGTCCCATGCTTCCACACCCGAAGGCGTATTGTGAGACATGACAAACCCCAATCTCTCATACATATCGTCCGCCATGTTCGCATGGTCATAATGGCCGTAGTCTTGACCGAACGCAAACCTTCCAGCGAGTTCTTTCGTAAACCCACCTTCTTGCAGCGTCTTGAACCTTGACCAAGCATCGCCAATCCTCTCCAAGGTAGCCTCCAAGGTCTTCACTTGCTCGTCAAGCTTGTCCTTGTCCACTTGGAACGATATGTCAAACTTCTCTCGCTCTATTTCGTCTATCAGCTTTTTCAGCGCGTCGCTTTTAGGCTTTATGCTGCCCTTCAACTTCACAAGCATCTTCTTATAGGCCGCCACAAATTCCTCTCGGGTCTTTGCGGCATCGGGTATGAAATCTTTCTTGAACAGACCGCTATCCTTGATTTTATTCAAAGCACCCACGTCGCCATACAAGTCACGAAGTTTCTCAAACACGTCTTTCACACGCTTCAGCTGGTTGTATTCTTCTTGCTTCTTTTTCTCATATTCTCTTAGCTGCTTCTCTTCTTCTCTTTGTCGCTTCTCTCTGGCTCTTCGCGCTTTTTCCGCAGCCTGGTTGTCTTTCTTGTTTAATTTTGCTTCTGTCTCCGACAATGCCCAAGGATTTACTCTTCTAAGGGCCTCTTTCTCTTTCGCAACACGGTTTTCAATAACCTTTATCTCATTGTTTAGCCTTGCATTCTTCGCTTTTGTTTTTTTTAGAACCCTTAATTTTTCCGTGTCACTCTCTATGTTCGCCTGCCAGCCTTTTATCATTTCGTCTGTGCTCATGGCAGGGTCTGTCGGCCTCAGAAACGAGTAGTCCTTTTCGGTAGTTTTCCATAGTGGAAAGGCCGTGTCATAAGTCTCTTGCGCAGTACTTTTTACTGCTGTCTGTGGCGTGTTCAGCATATTGAACTGTATACCAATCCTAATCATCAACTCGCTCGATGCAGCATTACACATCTGTCGCAGCTTAGCCTTGTAACCGTCAAATTGTTGCGGAAGCTCGTCTATCATTCTGTTTATGGCTTCCTTTTGCGACTGGCTGAAACCCTTCGACAGGTCTTTCCCCTCAAAGAGCTTCTTTGTCTTGTCCTGCATCAAGTCTATCAGCGCGTCCATCGCTGTGCTTTGCTGCTGCCATGTCGCATCACTCGAGGCCCTATACCTGCTTTCCATTTCAGCTATCATGGCCTGTGTCTCCTCCGCACCAAGTTTATGAAGGTTCGCATAATCCTGTATGTACGACACCATCTGCATGTGCCCAGCATCGGTCAATGCGGTCACCTTTTGCCCGTTTTTCAAGGTCTCGGTCACAACAGCACTCGCATCGGAGTTTAACTGCTCCATTATGACAGCTGATGCCGAGGCCATGTCTGAAGCAAACTCCTGATATTGTTCCTCGCTCGTTTCGATAGTTCCTTTAAGGTCTATAAGACCTGTCCCATATCCAAGCATAGAAGCAACACTTGAATCTCCGTACTTCTCTTTATTAGCCATCAATGCTTTTACGAACCCCTTTGAATCACCAATACGCTTATAAAAATCAAGAGTGTTCGCCAAATCCAACAAATCCTTCCTATATTGCTTCGTCTTGTTGCCAGCCAGCAATCTGTCCCAACTCTTATCAATTTTTTTAAGATATTCGTCCATGTCGTCTTGCGACACCTTTGCCGACTCTTTCTCCACATCTCGCAGCGATTGTACGTAATCCTTCACGTTCTGATACAGCTGGTCATCATAACCCCAGTCGTCTGTCTCGTCGTCTATCGCGTCCGACACCGAAGCCGCATTCAGCTTTACCTTGTTCGCAGCCGCGGCGGCTTGTTCAGCTTTCTCCTTCAAGTATTCCAACCTTTTCGCCATGTCTGTTATACTGTCCGCATGGTTCAAGGCAAAATCTACGTTAATGGGCGAGTTGCGCAACTGCTCGGTGTAGGCTTTCACAAGGTCTGCTATTTGCGTCTCATTACCCGTGTCTATCGCTATTTTAATAGGATTCGCCGCAATAAATTCTGTCAATTCCTTGTAAGCCTGCTTGAAGCCCTCCATGCTGTCTTTCGCGTGGTCTTCACGCATGTTCTTGTCCTCCTTGTAGTCCGCCCACAAACTAAACGCTGTTGTCAAGGCAATCATCGGCCACATCGAAGCAATCATCGCTTTGATGGAAGAAGCTGCCATCCATGCAGTGTTCTTTATTGACAGGAATGCCATTTTTGCCCTTAAACCAAGCATTCTGAATCCAATACCACACTTTTTAAGGTTGTTTGGCATCTGGACGAAATGCCTGTTTAATATAGCCATCTTACGGTTAAGTCCTTCAGCGGGGCGTATATAAGCATTTAACCAATCCTTGTCTTTAGCACTTATTATCCGCTTCCCTGTCGTGGGGTCTACTTGCGGCGCGCCCATATACAAGGGAGTAAGGTTGGCGGCACTCTGGCCTTTCAGTATCAGTCTGCGAGCCTCTCGGCCAGCCGCTCTCCGCTCTCTGTGCGTCATGCCACTGTACCACGAGCCATCTGCTCTGTAAAAGCCCTGACTGACATTCTTCTTGTTCATCGCAACAACAAGCTCGTTATACGCCTCAGTCTGTGCTCTAACCGCTATGGTCTGCTGGTTTATCATGGCCGAAGTCGAAGCCGCACGCTGGCTCATAAATGCAGCCACACGCCCCTTGGCCGCGAGCAAACCGTATGCTACGACCGCACCCATTATCACGTTTCCGTACAATTTCCAGTTTAATATCGCTTTCGTCAGCAAGGAAATTGAACCTTTCAACACACCCTTGTTCGATGTCTCTAATTCCGAGTAGGCTATCTCTATACTATCTTTCAGGTTCGACCACTTGCCAGCTACGCTGTCGCTAAGCTTCTCCTGCATCTTATAGAACTTGCCGCCCTCGCTCGTGTACTTGTCTATTATCTCCTTTACATCTTCAAAGCGCACTTGCTTTTCCGACACCATGTTATACACATCGCCTGCCGATATATTCTGGCCTCTTTCCTTGGTGTATTTGTTGGCCAACTCTTGCACAAGGGGTATACCTGCCTCCGTAAATTGGCGCAACTCAGGGCCTTTCAAGAACTTTGCAGTAAACACCTGGCCGTAGGCAAGGATTACACGGCCCATGTCCACACCAATACCTGCCGACAAGTCTGCCAGCCGCTTTGTCGTGTCGTATATGTCTTTATATTCAAAACCGAATGAGGCAAGCTGCTTCGTAAAATTCGTCAGTTCACCAAAGGTAAAGGGCGATTGTACTGCAAGGTTCTGTATCTTTGAATACATCGTATCGGCCTTCAATTTGCTGCCGAACAAAGCTCCGAGCGCAATCTTCTGCTTTTCAAACTCGCCACCTATCTGTATCAGATTGTCCAAAAACTGCTTTGCGCCATATATTGAGAATATGTTCTGCAACTGGTCACGGAGCCAGCCGCCTCTGCTGCCAACATTCTGCATCTCGCTTACAATGTTGCGCAGGTCTCTCGCATATCCGCCAGCATTCAGCTTGCTCAATTTTATGTTCGATGCCACCTTGTCTATCTGACGCATCTTGGCATTCAGCGCATCTACCGCACTGTTCAACTTGCTGAGTGTCGCAGGGTCGGCCTTTGTGCCATTTATCGCATTCGACCTTATCTCGTGCCTGTATCTTTGCACGTCTGCTATCAGCGGCTTTAGCGTGTTGTAAGCATTATCTCTTGCCGCACTGCCAATCGGAAAACTGCGGTTCACATTGCGTATGTAGCCAATAGCACTCGACAATGGCTCTGAACTCTTTTGCAATGGCACACGCAACGCGGCTCTGTTAGCCGCTGCCACACGCGCTTGCTTGGCATTTTCCGCATTCAACGCCTTCAACTGCGTGGTGGCCGACGCAGCTGCCTTGTTTATTTGATTGTAAAGCAGTGGCGCACGCGTCTCCTTGTTCTCAACCCTTTTGGCATTTTCCAAGGTCTGAACGTATCGATTAAGTGCCGACTGCGCATTCTTCAACTCTGGCGACAGCTGACCACCCTTTGATGTGTACGCGCTTATCTTGCCCAAGGTTTCTCTCGCCTTGGCCAGTGCGTCTGCATTCTTAAAGGCATTCTTAATATCCGATTCTCTGCTCGCACGTTGTACAGCCCTTTCCTTTTCCAAAGCATTATAGCGTGCAGAACCTTTCTCTGGCAAATTCCTTACCGTCATCACACGGTATGGATTTTTCAGCATTTGTCTGATTCCTTCTACATAACGTTGCTGACCGCTTTCGCTTTTCAAGGAATCTTTCATGCTGTTTATCGCAGCAATACGTCTGTCAAGCATTGCTTGCATATTGGCACGCTTGCGGCCCTTCATGCTATTCACATAGCGTTGCATCTCCGCTATTTCTTTAGCCTCTTTGCTAAATGCAGCTAAATTTCTTCCTTCTTGCGGAGTTGAATAAAACCCTCTATAAAGAGATTTAAGGTCTGGAATCCACCCACTTTTGGTTACTACTTTCTCCTTCCACCCTCCCGACAAATAGCCAGCGTTTGCACTGCTTTTCGCACTCGGTCTTGCGCCCTGTCTTGCAGGCTGCGCAGCTGGCTCGCTGCGCTGGCTTTTCTTGCCCGTGTCTTGCGTTGTCTTAACCTTAATAGTCTCTCCTACTGCCGACTGCACAGCCTTCTTAATGCCCGACGTGTCTACGGCCACCTTTGCTACATACGCCCCCTTGTTTATGGCTGATTGTATGTCAGCGGCCAATGACGAAACGTTGGCCTTTACTGCTGCGGTAAATTTATTCTTGCTAATAGCACTGTTTATATCGGCAACAATAGCTTTCGTGTCGGCCTTCACTGTCAACTTTAGCTCCGTTCCTTTCTTCGACGAAACAGCACTTAGTGCAGAGTTCAAGCCATTAACATCTATCTTGGGGGATATGGCTACATTCAGCTTCCGTATCTTGTCCTCAATAGATTTTATTCCTGCTGAAGTGCTATCCTTTATCTGTACTTCATAAAAAAGATTTCCGAGATTTGCCATTATTTATATTCGTTTAAGTCTAAATTTACCTTGTTGCCTTTCTTTCCATACTTGTTCTTCCAACGCCTCATGGCATCGTTTACTTCGCCAGCTCGAGGCTTCTTCGCACCATCTTTCTTGTCTTTCTTGGTGTTGTATATTATTATCGGGCAGTCCGAAGTGAGCAATTCTATCTGGGCGAGTGTCATGCCATAGTAGTAGTTCCACATCGGCACGTTTATAAGTCCCCAAAAGAAACTCTTGCTCGCCACCAAGTCGGGGTGCTTCTCGCCTAAAGACCACGCTGCACCTGGTTCTGTTCGCGAAGGATACGTTCGGTCTCCTTCCTCGTCATCGCCATCATCGTGTCCTTTATCCCTATCATCAATGTGGTAAGCAGAAAGTAATTCTCTGCACCCAGTTTTTTTTTACACATCATCATCAAGGGCGAATACTCTTCTTCTGTGTACTGCTTCACATAGTAGAACCATCGCCACACAAGCCAATACCACAACTTGATTGACCAATAACCGTTGAGAACTATTATCGCTGCGCACTTGGCACTCACCTTCGACTCACTGCTCTCGTTCAGTAGTATGTCTGTCATGAGGTCTCTCACGCAACCTCTTATCCAGCGCAACTTTATTTTTTTCTTTCTTAAATACACCACATCAGCCTTGTCGTGCATCACTGCTTTTTGCAGTGACTGCATCTCTTCGTCGGGCTGCTCTAATATCTTTTTCTTAGCCATATTGTCAAATAAAAAATTAGCCCAAACAGGGAGACTTGCGCCGCCCCATTCGGGCTAAGATTTACAACTTAGTTTGTCGCGTTTTAGTGCCTTCCGTTTCTTTATTTTCGTCAGACGTTCCTTCAGCTACTTTTTTTTTAATATAAAAATTTCGTGGCCGTCCGAATTTGGACGCGGTGTCACAACCATCTTGAAGTAAGCAGGGTTATCACCATCTGAAGCGTTCAAACTTGACACAATGTGAGCATTGGGAAGCACAATGATGGTCGACTTGTCCTCTGACTTGAATATGAGAGAGCCAAGCACAACCTTCGGGTCAAGGTCGTATGCGTTACCTACATAATTAGCAGTCGCATCTTCGGTCGCTGTCGAGAGTATACCTTCTCCAGTTTCAATATCGTTTGCGGTCTGCTTGTTCAGCAGCAAGTCGTTAACAACGCCATCAATGCTTGCCACATTAAACGAAATGTCTGAGTCACCTCTCTTTGTCTTCTGCGACCAAATCTTACCGTTAATGAGCTTGATTTGGGTCACGTCGGGTTCACCAGTGTTGAAACTGATGCTATCCTCAACAATAGGCAATTCAAGGTCTACCGTTAACGCTTTTTTGATGCCTGCCGCAGTCAACTCGCCTTTCTTGAAATAAACTTGATTTACGCTCGAGAATATCGTATAAAGATTATCAATATTCTTTGTTACTGTTAAAGCCATAATGTTTATTATTAAAGTTTATATTCTGATTCTTTTCCAAACAATCTTGTTAAGCATCGAGGGGGTCTTGTTATACGCATTGGTTAACACGCTCGCATCGCCACCTTCCAAAAACATGTAATACTCCACACCAATAGTCATTACCATCGACAAGCCTTTGCTGATGGCCTTGAACGACTTCAAAAAGGCCAGGGCTGTCTGGGTTGCATATTCATTTGTCGCGTCCACCTTGCCTTTCACCGCACGCGGACGGCCCTCAAAAGGACGCTTCAAATATACACGCTTGCCTAAACGTATCTTCTTGCCTAAAGCCTTGCGCCCTGCCACCATCTCGCCATTGGCATACTCTTGCAGCACACCATTGTTGTAAATGCCTATCGTAAACGAGGTTTGAGCATTACCTGTGAAACCTGTCCATTCCTTACGCTCAATAGCATACGAAATCAATAATATGCCGCAATTATAAAGGCATCTTATCATCGACTGAAAGAGCTTGTCATGCGCACGCTTCATTCCGTCTCTGAACACTGACAGATTATCTGATTGGCAACTCATGCTTCTTCTAATTCTTCGGAAGACAGAAGTATACAGTAGTACCCAAGTTCGTAGGGTATGAGTCCGTGGCTATCGCACCGCAAATAGTGCCGACAAGGTCTTCCACGTCTATCAACACACCTGTCGAAATTCCTCTTATCTGCCCTGGTATCGAAAGCGCGTAGTCTGCACGCTGCACACCATCGTTCCCTGTAAAGGTTCTGATTGAAGTGTTGCCGTATTTCCTGCAAGGGCCTTCGTATATTATCTCTTGCTCGCCCTTGCTGAAATTCGACACGCCGCGCATTCTGTACACCTTGCAGGTGTGAGGCCATCTCGGATTTTCTACTGCCATAATCTGTCTGTTGTGTTTATCACCATGTGAGCTTGTACTACCCACACCGTAAAGCCGTTTCCATCATCTCCCTTAAACAAAAGCCTCGGACTCGTTATCGAATATCTTTCTTCTACTATCGGGAATAGGCCCAAAAGGTTGTCCAGCATCTCTTGCAACTCGTCTGTCGCCGATATGCCGCCATCTCTGTTCCTTACAATCAGGTCAAACCTTACTTCTGTGTTCTGATAAGCCCCCTGGTTCTGTATTTCCACAGGCAGGCTTACAACTGATATACTGTCTTTCTGCTCGCCTATACCGATAGGGCGATGCTCTGCGTAGGTGCAAGCTCCAACTTTCGCGTCGCTCAATTTTACGCACAACATTTCTAATATATCCTTTATGTAATACCTTACCTGCTTCATACATTTCTTATTCTCTATCTGCGTGCAATGCCCCAACTTCTGACCACCACCTTGCTCGATGATGTGTTCTCGCCATACAACTTGTATATGTCATTGGCCATCTGGCGGAGATTACGCTTGTCAAAAGCCGAACTCTGAGTGCCGCCTTCCTTGTGCTTCCACACACCGTCTGCGTCCTCAACTGAACCTTGCACACTCGGAGTCGAAGCACACCACATGTACAGGTCTGCCCGACACAAATCCTTTGTGCGCTTGTCAAGCGTCGAAACATCTGTTTCGGGTGCTACTTCGCGGTCTATCAATATGCTCGTTATGGCATTATCTTTAACCTCAAAGCCTACCACGCCATGTAAGTATTCTTCTATCGTCGTCATAACTATGCTGTCACTGTGTAAATTTGCATATAGCGCGGCATCTGCGGCACAAGCAAAATCGATGTCTCGCTCTGCACGTACATTGTCTTGGTCGCAGAGTTGTATCTCTGGGTGAGCAATGTGCGGTTGCCGTCAAACCATGCCACGCGCTCGGCAGGGTCGTCCATTGTCAACTGCTGTACCGACTTGATTGTACCAATCTGTCCGTCGGGGACGAACGACACATTGCAGGGGGCAAAGTTCTCAATCGACACGGGCTTCAACGACTTGCTGTCTGCGTCATACTTGTCAACGGCAGCCACACTGTCGCGGGTCACAATCTTGCAGCCAATGATGCGCTCAATCTGAGACTTCAACACGTCATCTGTCAGGTTCTTTGCAGCTACAATGGCACTCTCGTCTGTCACCATGGGGTTCAAGGCCAAACCAATGCGCTTCAAAACCTTTGAGTGTGTCAGCAAGTCGTCGAACAAGTCTTGCGACATCTCAAAGTGACCTGCTGGATAGCCATTCTTACGCATCATCTTGACCTTGTTCTTCAAATACTGCAATGGGTCTGACGCAGCACCCTCATTTGCCTGCACATGCTCACTCTTTGTCCACCAACGCTCGGTGGTCTTCAGTTCGTCCATGTTCTCGGCTGGAATGCCAAAGTCAAAGGTCAAACCTGTCAAACCTTGGGGGTTGTTCTCTGCGTCAATGGTGAACTTGCCAGTCGAGCAAATGCGCATACGCTGGTGGGTGCGCGCATTCACATTGGCTTGGAGCAACTGGTCTGTACTCTCAAACATCAAGTTCAGAATGGCGTCGCGCGACTCGCCTGTCAAAGCGGCTTGGCCAAATTTCTTCACAGCAAGCATGCGCTCACGCAATATCTTGCGGTTCATCGCATAACGCGCTTTCTGAGTCGGAATTTTATTTGACCCAATAACGAAACCGCCAAGACTGCGGTCATAAGCATCACTCTCCGAATCTACATAGGTAGGCAGCGTGGTAATGCCCAAATTAACTTCAAGCTGCTCGTAGGTGTAGTCCAACTGCACCTCGGGGTCCCATGCAAAGCCGTCGGTCTGCTCCTTGTTGTACTTGGTCTTGAACCTGTCAACAAACTGCTGAAAAGTCACGTCACCAAGGCCAAAGGCAAGCAACTCGTAATAATTACCTGGTCTTGTATTCATAAGATTATCCTGTTTTTGTTATTTTTCTTTGATAGCGTGTATCTCGGGAAGTACGGCCCACACCTCCGAAGGCACTTCTTCGGCAAGGCGGTCTGCATAAATCTTGCCACCATATACAACGGTGGCAGTTGCATAGGTCGTACCCCTTTCTACCCAAATGTCGTTTTCAAGCAAACCATTGATGGTCTTTGGCTCTACCGTGCCACCTGTGTTTGTGGCAGTCTTTACATCTGTCGCCTTTACAATCTTTGCCTGATGCTTCGCATGGTCAAACACAACCATCGAACCTGCTGGAATAACGTCATTCTCATCAAAATCCGACAGATTGGTTACGCTGCCACCACCAGGCCATTTGCCTGTCACTTCGTACCATACATTCTTGCCGCTACCAAACTCTTTCTTGGACGAGCCGAAAGTATTAAAGCTACTCATAGTGTTAAATAATATTAAGTTGTTACTCTGCTTTCGGGAATTTTCCCTCTGCTGCTTTTCTGTCAAAGAATGCGTCAAGGGCCTTGCTGCCAGTGTCGTTACCATCAGTGCCATTGCCTGAATTGCCGCGCGGCGTAGCTCCGTCACCAAAGCATGACTTGTAATTCGCATCATAAGCCTTTAGGCTTTCTTCAACAGCATCTTCTACGGACTTCGCTGTGTCAAATTCTTTCTGACCAATGGTCTGTTTCAAGATGTATTCGTTCTCTGCACCTTTTGAACGCATCTCGGACATAAGCTTTGCCTTGTAATCTTTCTGGCCTTGCTTCTTGTCCGCCTCGTCAAGCCTTGCTTTCAACGCAGCATTGTCTTCGCGGATTTGCTTCATAAGCTCCAATATTTCATTGGTGCCATCTTCACCGCCCTCTTTCTTTAGGTTATTACCCTCTTTCTTCAGGTTATTACCCTCTTTCCATTTCTCAATGCCGCTTGATATTTCATGGCTTAACTGCCCCTCCATCGTTTTCAATATCGAGGCATGGGCTTCCAAGAACGCGTCATCTACTTTTGAGTCGTCACCCACTAATTTCAACGTGTTCTCTGCATAAGCACTTAGCGTTCGCTCACTAAGGCTGGTTTTTCCAACTTTAGCAATTAGCTTTTCCAAAAGTTCTTCTTTTGTCATATCGGTCTATTTAGAACGTGTATTTTGTCTTTTGCAAATGTATAAATATCCATCGATATGCGCAATAATTTGCATAAATATTTGATACAACGTTTGATTTTGGCTATTTTTGCGCATATATTTATATATATGCAAGAGTTAGAAGATTTCAAAACTGTACAAGGCAACAATATCTACTCTTATGAGTTTATTCAACAAATGAGAGCAAAGGAGGCTGACAGCACTTCAAGCAAAAACGTATTTGCACAAGCTGGTTGCCAAGAAAAATTCCTCGCGACTCATGCCGATTTAACTATTTTTGGCGGTTCTCGCGGCGGTGGAAAAAGCTTCGCCTTGTTGATTGAAACACTGAAAGATGTCTACAACCCTTACTTTAATGCAGTTATTCTGCGTGAGGAGAAGCCCGATTTGGAAAACCTTATTGACGAGTCGAACAAGATTTTTGAGCAGTACGGGAAATATAACCGCTCTAAAGATGATATGACGTGGAATTTCCATGCTGGCGGCAAACTGCACTTTGGCATCTACTCACAGGCATTCTCCGACTTTCAGAAAAAGTACCAAGGCAAGCAGTACGCATACATTGGGATTGACGAAATTACGCACATGCCTTACAAAAAGTTCAAATATCTCATGACGGACAACCGAAACGCACACGGCATAAGGAACAGGGTATATGGCACGTGTAACCCCGACCCCGACTCTTGGGTGAGAAAGTTCATCGATTGGTGGATTGGCGACGACGGATTCCCCATTCCCGAACGCGACGGGGTTATCAGATATTGCTTCATGGAGGGGAACACGCCTAACTCTATTATATGGGGCGACACACCCGACGAGGTCTATCTGCAATGCAAAAGAACCATTGACGGATTGTGGAAACCAGCATACGCTAAATTGGGGTTTGACAAACTGACCATGTTCATCAAGTCGGTCTGCTTCATCTATGGCAAACTCGAAGAGAACATCAAATTGCTGTCGTCTGACCCTAACTATATCGCAAACCTTGCACAACAGGACGAGGAACAGCGTGGACGCGACCTGAGTGGCAACTGGGACATTCGTGCTGGTGGCGACGACATTATCTCACGCACTTGCATGGAAAGGTTTTACAGCCTGCCACAAAACATCGAGGACCAGGGGCGCAAAAGGGTGTCATGCGACGTGGCTTTTACAGGAGGCGACTCGCTCGTCATGTGGCTTTGGAACGGCTGGCATATTGAAGATGTCTTCGTGTGCAGAAACGATGCCAAAATGGCGGTGGACCTCGTCAAGGCTAAACTGAAGGAATGGGGCGTGATGGAGGAGAACATGACGTATGACTTGAACGGACTCGGGCAGGTGTTCAAGGGCTTCTTCCCGAGCGCAGTGCCTTTCAACAACATGGCCGCACCACTTCCGAGATGTAGCGAAGAGAGAACTGTGATAAAGTCGCTCTTCGGCAATCTTAAATCGGAGTGCGCATATATGTTTGCGGCAAAACTGAAAGCGGACGAACTCTCTATCAACCCCAACTTGCTTGACAGAAAATATAATGGCGACGGATTTGAGAAAATGCCACTGAAACAAATCTTGTTGAGGGAAAGAAAGGCCATCAGACAAGATGCCGACTCTTCTGACAGAAGCTTCACACTGATAAATAAAAAGCGAATGAAAACGTATGTGGGACATTCTCCCGACTACATTGAAGCTATGTTTATGGTAATGATATTTGAACTTGTTAAACGTAAGATACGCAAAAACCTATGGATTCTATAAAGCAACTACTCGTAAAGAAACCTTTTGTCAGAATTAAGGCAGAGTCGTCAACGCAATCAGTATTGTCAGCTCCAAGCACCGACCTCTCGCCAAGGGCGGTCAATGACGGACGGAACTTGTTTGACATCTACACACAAGACGACTTCCTGCGCGAATACTATCCCACTGGACATAAAATATACGACAGGCATTATTACCCCGACAGAGTAAGGAAAGACCCCGAAACGGGGAAGGTCTATATCGAGTATGTCATCAGATGTGCTTTCTCTTTCCAGCAAATCATTGCTCTTAAACACACCATTACGCTTTGTGGCAATGACATTCAGTTCTCGCTCTCAACAGACAATCCGTCCGAAACAGACAATGCAAACTTCTACGAATTTCAACGAGGGTGGGAAACGCACGACATGGAAATCGCATGGTATGAGGCTGCACGCTCTGCAAAAATCACGGCTGACGCCGCTTTTGTTGGCTACATGTACAAAGGAGCTTTCCGCTGGAAGGTTCTCTCTTATCTTAATGGCGACACACTCTTCCCTCACTACGACAACGTCACTGGAGAACTGGACTTGTTCGTGCGCAGATACAATGACGAGGACGAAGAAGGTAATATAATGGTGCATTGGGCCGAAGTGTGGGACGATACATATATCTACCGATACAAGGAAAACTATTCGGGCGTAGCTGGCACAATCAACAAAATAAAGAATAAGTTCGGACTTGACGGATATTCGCTTGTGTCTAAAGAGCCGCACAACTTCCCATTCATTCCTGTGTCTTATATCAGAACAAGTGGCCCTTGCTGGCAATTCTCACAGGACACCATCGACCAATTTGACCTCTCGTTCTCTTATATGTCGCAGAACAACCTCGCTTTCGCATTCCCTATCATGTACATGAAGGGCGATGAAATTGAGATTAGCGGCGAACCAATGACTGATTCCGTCAAAGTCATCACAATGGATGCCAACTCCGAAGCTGGCTTCTTAAATCCGCCCGATGGTTCAGAGTTCTTCAAAATGCAACTTACCAAGTTGTACGACTTGATTCTGGAACAAAGCTTTATACCAAAAATCCCAGAGCCTAAATCGGGTGACTTGCCAGGAGTCGCTGTAAAGTTACTTTTCTCGCAGTCTATCGAACGCGCAATGGAGGACGCACAACTTTACAAGCCTTTCTTGAATGGCATCGTAAAAATCTTCAAGCATGGCTATGGAGTGGAATGTGAGAGAATTTCCGCTTTCACCAAAATGAATGTGTCGTTTTACATCGAGCCTTACGTACACATGAACAACTCCGAGCTTGTCAACAATCTTGCAACTGCCGTACAGAACGGGTTCTTGTCAAAGGAAACTGCCTCCGAAAAGATACGAATGTATTCTACTGCACAAGAATACGACAGAATTATAAGGGAGTTCAAGAAAGAGCAGCAACAGGACATCTTGGCCAATATGCAACAACCCATAAAAGAAACCGAATAGCGCAATGCAAGAACCGTACACTAAAGAGGAACTGAAACGCGCATACGACTTCATCGAAGAACGTCTGATGCTCCAACGTGGCATTTCCTCTAAAGTCAAGGAACTAATGTACTTGGCCGCACTTTCAATAGCAAAAATTGCGGCCAAATACAACATAAGACCACAATCTTTCAAGTTCGCCCTCAATAGCACTCTAAACAAAGAGGTTGACAAAGTCATCTCCCAATTAGTGGAAAAGATTGTTGATGCCACATGCGCAATAGCAACTTATGGCACAAACGAGAAAGAGAAAAATAGAACACTTCTGTATGTAAAACAGAACACTTATGGAAGCAACATAGAACAGAGGGTGCGAGCATACGCGAAACAATACAAAACAGAGGTTGAAATAGCCTTGGCAGCGTCACTGTTCTTGGGCAAGAAACCACAAGAAACAGCAAACATCATAAAGTCCAACATCACCGCATTGCACGGTTCTTCCCTGTTTGCAACAGCGCGCAAGGAAAACTTCAAAGCATTAAGCGACTACGACACACCAGTCAAGACAGGCTTTTACAAGTCGTCATACAACAACATAGACAGAGCGGTTACAGACATAATCGCCCGAAGCAGACAACAGTTATTCTACGAAAGGGAGAAAGCAGCCATGTGGTATGTAATGCGAGGCAGTTCTTATCCATGCGACCTGTGCGACAGCCAAGTCGGGTTACACAGTTTAGCATCAGACCTACCCCCATACCACCCCCATTGCGTTTGCATGGCAATCCCGATAAAAACAAAAACGATATGAACAAATCAGAAATTTTCAGAAATCTTGCACGCAGTCAAGGATTGTGTGACCAGTGGTATTCAGAGTGGGGCAGAAACCTCACAGACGAAGAACTGATAGAAAAGGCATTAGCTGGAATGCACTTCTTGTACCACCACAACTATCCCGATGCCGACATGATTAGGGGTTTGTTTGACAGAGATTTTCTCAACGAGCACAACTTCTACATCGACCAGGAAGTACATCTCCTAAATCCCGCATTTGGTCGCAAGACCATGCGTATGTTATTAGCAGGCAGTTGCACGGGAGAAATCATCTTCACCGACTACGGTATTGGTGATGTATTCTTATTGCACGACAGTAACGTAACCATTGTATGTCAAGGTCACAGCAGAGTATTCGTCAACCTCTGTGGCAATGCCCATGCCAAGATAATTCAAGAGGACGCGTCAACGGTATACGTTTATCACAAGGACAACGCCACCTTCGACCACACGGGAGAAGTCAAGGTACGCGAATAGATTCCGTGTATCTAAAAATCGCACGCATTTTCAAAAATGCGTGCGATTTTGCGTGCTATTTGTTGTGTTTTCTTGTGATATATTTCACAATCAAAAATCATAAATGCTTGATAATCAGCACTCTATTGTGTTATATCTACACAACTAAAAACATACATCGAGTCCTATCAGGCGCACGAAGTATGCTGACTTTCAACATACTATAATTTATTGCGTGCTAAAACGCGTGCGATTTAGCGGTTATGGTTACTTATTGAATAAGTCCATAGCCGTTTTTTTATGCTCTAAATGTTACAATGTACACACACAGCAGGTTGAGGAGTATGTTGATGTGAAAGAGCCCTCGTCGAGCGCATTTGAGTTCGGCACAAAGAATATTGGCGCCAATATCTCTTTGACGTTCTACTTCTAACACGACACCCGTCTGAGAAACATCAAGGCCGAGTTTGAACATCACAATGTTCAAGCTCGGCCTTTTCGTATAATAGGGACAGAGA